AAGTAGTGGTTGTTTGCTCAATAGTAATGTAGTAATTGTATTGTGAATCTGTGCAGGGATAACTACTTCCTAAATCTATTGTTGTGGCTGTTCCACTTGCGTCATTGTGAACAACGTGCATATTAGTACTACTTGATAACTGACAAACTCCTACAACATCCGTTAATGTTGATGGTTCAACGTTAGTAGGTGCTACAAATTGATTCGCTTTACTTATTCCACAAAAGAAACGCTGACCTGACACGTTAGAGTTAAATTGTATTTTTCTAGTAAATACAACCTCTAAACCTGTTAATATCATAGCATCATTTTTTCTCATAAATGCTATTGTTCCTGCTGATGCAGTTGAAGAAAAAGGAATTAACCCTCTTAATAATGTTCCACTATTACTTAAAGTAAATGTATTTCCACCTAACCTTTCAGAATAACCATAACCAGCAGCTATTCCTGTTGAAATACTATTAGGAACAAACCAAAAATAGTTGTCTCGCATTATAGCTTTTTGAATCGAATCAAAAATTAATGTAGATGTATTTTGTTTGTTGTTAAATGTTGTCCAATCTGTTGAACTCAATGCTCCTCTGTTAGCGGCAGACGCTGTTGGTAAATTAAACGTGTGAGTTGCTGTGGTAGAGTTAATACCAAAATCAGTTCCTGTTGTTCCTACTGCTAAATTCTGTACTTGTGCTGTAAGTCCATTTAATGCAGTAAGTCCAGTTGAAAAGGTTGTTATTACTTGAGATAAATGATTATCTTCTGTGTGAAGTGTAATAGTTCTTCCACTATGTGTAACATAAATTCTTACTGCTAATCTATCAGTTGCTAATAAAGCAGTCTGTGGTACTGCTAAAGCACTAACATACAAATCTATACTTGTGCCTCCTGTTATATTCTCAGGCGTTGCAGAGCTACTTGCAATTAAAGATAGAGTTGCTCCATCCCATTTGTATAACTCAACGTAAAATGATGGGCTTCCACCATTACTTGAAGCACTAAAATAGGTTTCAAAATTCCAATTTCCTGCTGGTATCTCTAATTGATTTGGTACTCCAGCATCTGTAATAAAAGATTGAATATAACCATTTGCATTTATTGTAAAATCTGTACCCGCACCTAGAATTGGTGTTCTATCCATTTCTTTAAATGCAACTCCTCCAAATGTGCCTTGTGAAACTGAACCATTAAGATAAAAAGATAATGAAGAACCGCCACCGCTTGAAGTTGGAAAATTAGCCAAAGTACCATCGCCACGAACGTATTGAGATACTGCTCCCGCACCAGTAACAGTTAATGTACCACTTGTAGTAACTGGGTTATTTGTAACTGTAAAAGCACTAGGCATTGAAAGGTCTACGGAAGTTACTGTGCCACTTCCTCCACCGCTTGACTTGTTTGTTATTGTTAAAAACCAAACTTGTATGCCATCTCCGCCCACTCCAAGACATTTTAACATACAATAATCGTCAGGTTGTATTGTAATATCTGTTACTTCTGCACCTTGATAATAAACGTGTGCATCGGTAGTAAATCTATAAGAATCTAACGTTTGAGAGGTACCATTATCATCAGCAAAACCGGCTTGAAATCTAATTGTAGAGTTATTAGGGAATATAATATCTTTATCTAAAAATAACCCACCAGTTCCCACTCCCTGTGTAGCTAAATAATTTTCAGTTAAAGCATCTCCTAATTGAAAAGTTACAAAAACATCTGTACCTATTCCCGAAGCATTACCAACTAAATCCCCAACTGTTAAAACTTGCGTTAAATTAGGTATAAAATTATTGTATATTTCCCACACCGCTGCGCCAGTACTTGCATCGGTACATTTGTAAGTAGTACCATCGTCTAAAGTCCAAAGTGAATCAACTTTAAATCTTAAAGTAACATCAAAAGTTTCATCAGGTATTACATCAAAGCAATTTGTTGAGTGTCTTATAAGTCCGTTGTTATCAAATACGTGTCTTATTCCAGCTTGCCACATATCTTCATAATCTACCGAGCAAATCCGAGATATACCACCGTCGCCACCAAAATCGTATGTTCCCTTTTTAAGCAAAGAAGTATTTTCTAATTCTATTGCATCGGCATCGTTTATAAGTATGTTTTCGCCACCCGTTGCATTGCCTAAAACTAAAGTTTGTGCTAGTGTTTGTGAACCGCCGCCACCGCTTGTTCTAGTTACAATATATTCGTTAGGCTCTGCAACAATCGTAACATCATACGTTGTTGTCGTTACTGCTATATCTATTTCTGTTGCCATTATCTAGTAATATCACATTCAATTAAAAACTCTCCTTTTATCCAAGTATAAACATCGTTATCCGCTTCTTTGATTTGAATATCGTATTTGTAATTAGCAGCGTCAATATCAATGATCTGTTTATTGATTTTAAATTGTCCTTGCGCAGCATTTGTAATTGTCAATCCTGCACTTGCAACGGTTGTTAAATCTAGCGCAATTATACCTCCGCATTCAGTACGTAACTGCATACGAATTACAAACCCCGTAAGATTCAAATCGACGTTATCAATTTTAATTCTAAAACCGACTTCTTCAAACGTGTCGCCTTTGTAATGTTGGAAGTTTAATCCTGCCATCTTCTACTTTTTTTAAAAATATTTCTAGTTTCTTTACGTTTTCTTTTTTCGGCTCATATTGCCTTTTACAAATACCATCCGCCATAATCTGCATTTTTATCAGGGTAAACATCGTTATTTGAGTTACTCAAATACTCAGGAAAATCGCTGCTATTAAAACACATAAAATCAATAAACCTACGTGTATAATGTTGCGCTGTATCACGTGCTTTTTCAATTAAGAAATCAACTTCGCTTTTATCTACATTTTGACTGTTTTCAGCACCGTGTTTGTACAATCCTTTATTTCCTATAATATAAGATGCATAAGGCAAATATTCAACCATAGTCCATTGTATAACCATTGGTTTAATATAGTCGTTTACAAGCGACAAATAAGGCTCTTGCAAATCACTATCTAATATATCATCACTAATTTTATTAAATAGTTTAGTGCCTAAATAATTTTGAATGTAAATATCTTGCGCTATTTTAACGAACTGAATAAATTTATCTACATCAACGTTTCCGTTTAATGCAGTGAATCTTTTTACATCGTCTGTACTTACAAAAATTGCTATTGCCATAGTTTAATTAGTTTGGGTAAAATCCCTCGTTAGGCATATCTTTAGGCATCATTGCCACTTCTTTTGGATTTCTAACTCTATATCCTGCTTGTTCTGCCTTTGCTACTGAAATAGTTGTAGCGTTTGAAAGGTCTCCTAAATTTACATCAACTCCTTTTACATAAGTTTGACGCAACCATTTATGGTGGCATCTAGGGCCGCCCTTGTAAAGAAACAGATTGTAAGATTCTCCGTTATGTCCGAATCCTTTATTTACTGAGTTTGAATTAGCGTTTATAATATCCTCTTTTCTATAAAGTTTATCTGCCGACATCATTTTTTTACAAAAATCTCTTTGCGGATTTGTGCTGCCAGTATATCGATACCTAGTCATAAATTTAAGTTTTCCAATCTTTTCATCTTGTTTACTTCTACTATTTGGTAAAGCCGTTATTGCTCTTGCAAACTTTTGAAATAAACTAGGATTTTGTTCTTTGTTCAATCTTTCAATCTCGGCATCAAAATCATTTTCTAGTTCTAAATCAACATCACTTTCATCGATTAAAATCCAATCAGCACCAACGCTTTCGCCTTTATTAATTAAAGCGTCTGCAAATTCAAAAGGCGTTTCTACTTCGCTAGATAATGCGGTTGGCGCAGGTGTTGCTTTTGTAAGTTCACCATCTACGCTTAAAGGTTGCAAAGAAGTAAAAATTAAATTCAAACTTGTTTGCGCTTCAATCTGAATAATATCAAGCGTGTCAAGTATCATTTGTTGAAACGGTTTGATAGTCATATTTTCGTAAAGGATATGACTATTTTTTAATTCATCGGCATTACTAGAAAATCCAGTACTTGTAGCAATTCCAAATAATAAAGGCGATGTTACATTATGCCCCAACATAATCTTATGCATCGCCTCCTCACTTACATATTTATAATGTTCCGGAGCATCGTTTAAAGGTATGCTATCAACGGTGGTTTTTTTAGTTTCATCTGAATTAAATCCTATTACTACCTTTTTCCCATTTGCTCCCGTTAATGTTTTCTCAGTTTGAGCAACCATTAACTCCATTTTTTCAGGATCAGGCACACCATTATTAAAATTAACTACCGTTGTAGGACTAAAAGAATTTTGCACCTCGTTAATAAGGTAATCTGCCACCTCTTTTTCTAGTACGCAATAAGGTAAAGCACCGTAATAATCTACGTTTGAGTAGTATTTTTGTCCTACGGTATAATTTCCACCCTTTAAAATTTGTATTTGACCGCCAAAACCAAAGGCAGGAATTGGTTGTGGTGGGAATTTTTTAGTATCTGCCCAATTATCGCTATAAAACCACGTGTCTATTTCGCCTTTATCGTTGCATTTACCCGCTCTTAATAACTGAAAAGGCACGTGTTCAACTTGCACAAGTCTTTTCTGACCGTCGTAAATCATCTGAAAAGCATAATTACCTAACATTTTAGCGTCTGTAATTACATTTTTTATAGTTTCTTTGCTTACTAACGATAAAAATCTAGCGTATTCGTTAGGTCTTAATCTGCCATCGGTTGCACTCAATCCTTTTCCGTACACCAATTTAACAAAATTGTTTATAATTGCGCTATTTGTAGTGCTTGAATTGTACAAATCAATCAAATAATTAAACTGATTATTTGTATCGCCAAATTCTACCCAGTCTTTTGTTTTGCTCTCGGTTATCTTTGGGCTTTTGTAGCTTTCTAATTGAATAAATCTTACGTTACTGCTCATTGGTTACAAATTGGTTAGTCGTTACTCTTTGCGTGTAAACGTCTTTATTAATTGTATAGTCTAATATTGTTTGATCGGTGCAAATTATCATATCGTGTAGCACTAAATCTCCTGCTGTGTTAAACGCTTCAAATGTAAGTTTATCATTTACAGTTAAAGTCATATCTGCGTTTAAAAGCACAAAGTAATATTTCTGTAAATACACCTGACTTTTAGTAAAATTGTAAGTTGTATTGTCTAAAACATTTTTAATAACAATAGTTGCTACATCATTTCCAATAGGAATGAATTTAAAAGTATGCAACGCATTGTCAGGGTTTGCTGTCATCATATACCTATTATCGTAAAAAAGTGTATTTTGTTTTAAATTAAAAAAAGCGATAGGGTTACTATCGCTTTTAAGTTTGTTTAGTTTAAGTTTTAAGCACCTGCTGTAACTGTAAATCCAGCAGTCGATAAACTCACTCCAATAAAGTTTGCAGGTACTGGCTCATCACCTGATAACGTGATTGTGTACCCTGACATATCGCCAAGTGCAGCACCAGTTACAAGTGTACCACCCGTTACTTCCATACCTCTAGTTAAACCCGCATAAAATAAATTACCGTTGTTATCTTCTACAATAACCTGAGGTCTTCCGTATGCCATTAACTTCAATTCTTTGTGCATTTTTGGCGTTAATGTTTTCAAAGCCAATTCAACTACTTGCTCAAAATATGTAGTTCCGTTATTTCTATCGGATTTAATATTTTGCACAAAACTTGAAGTTCCTTTCAAATCATATTTAAACGCTACTGGCGTACCTGCAACCGCATCGATAACATCTGTATCTGTTGCGTCATAAGTGTACCCAGTTGCATCACCATCGTTTACAAAATAAACAGCCTTTCC